AATGTGGTATGTAGCGCACACGATTCTCAGAGATGTGGTAAAGTTGAGTGTTGATGGTACAGATCCTCTCATGAAATAGATTCTTCCCGGGTGATGGGATAAGACCCGCATCAGGGAGAGTAGTGAGCCAGTGGTTGTATTTTTCTTTGTCAGTACGGAAAAGAATATCATCACCATTAATGAGGACATTAAGATCAGAAAAATGATCAGCTTCTGGTTGAACTGCAAACCAGTATGTGCAGAGATTAATCGCACACAAAACAGGGAACGAAAGTACCGATCCCATAAGTTGACCATTCTCCTGGACCACGGAAGAGAGTTCCGGGTCCAAGTCTTCAAACTTCCCATAGTCGATTACGTGCTCGTAGAGGACTGAGCGTATTACATTAACGTATTCGACGGGAATACAGGTCTCGAGCTGGAGTCGCGTAAGAAGGCGCTCCATGAAAAGCTTAGTAAGCTCGATTTTTACATTGTCAGTAGCGGCTGAGAAATCGCCGCTGGCAAAGGTACCTGTAGGTGACCGTTCGACAAGCCACTCGATATGTCGTGACTCACACTGCTCGCCAATGAGGCGGAACTGTGGAATGTGACGGAAGTGGGTATGCATAGACTTCTGCAACGATCTCGCGATCGCGTAGGGTGCAGCATTACCCTTGGTAATTGAACGAACTTTAGCGGGCTCTCGGACAGGATAAACAGTCGCATGACACTTTCCTCGAATCTCTTTCTGGTCGAGGTACATGTGACTTCCGGGAGAAGGATCAAAAACATCCTTGTGGGCGACCCTGAGGAGATAGTCAAACCCAACGTTAGTAAAACCGCGCCGTTCAGTAACTCCGTCGATGGGACTATAGGCCATTGATAACAGGCCGAAATCCACAGCACCGTCATCGTAAAAACGATTGACGAGCCAACCCTTAGCACCGCCGTTCTTTATAGAATTCTCAAAGCATGCTGCCGAAGAGTACTCTAGCACACGACACAGGCGATCGAACCTCATTCCATCGATCAATTGATCAAACTTTCCTGTGCAAAATTCCATAAGCGCCTGAGAGGGCGCCTCGTGTGACTTCGTCATGGCCTTGCGGTGTTTATGCAGGGCCTTCAAGACGAAGGAATCTGGTACGGCTTCGCATGCTCGCTTCGCATTAAACAGGCTAAACATCAGATGTTGATTCTTCTGAGTTAGCGTATTAACTCTGTTGCGAAGGAAGCGGCGGGCGGGTCCCGAGAAGAGATAAGGATCTACGTGAAAACGTGGCTCTTCTGGTAACTTGTTCCTCAAACTGCGTGCATGCAGGAAAACAGTAAAGTACTTGACGTGGTCTAGAAAATCGTCATAGTTCTCCAGCATGATCATCGTACGCAGCATAATGGCTACATCCTCAGCAGGAAATGTGAGGAATTTTTCGGCGTGGTCGGAGCATATCTCAACAACTCCTATAAAGACCTGGACTGCCGATAGTAACCATTCAGCGCGAAGACCATTTGTCGCGCTGCCCCAGCACCGTTGTCTCTGGTGAGACTCAGTTTCGACAACCTGAGTCAAGTAAGGACCGTTCACACGTACTTCGAGATCGGCATCAAGAAACCTCAAGAAATAACAGAGGAGTTTGGTGTCGGTCTCAGAAGAAGGCTTGCGGATTTGCCACGGCTTCGGCCGCGGCTTTCCGTTCGTCGTCTTCTGTCGAGAAGTACGGTGTGATGCAGCAACCTGCTGCATCAGTTCTGAACGCAAAAGATACGCCGCTCGCAGACATTCCTTCG